CGCCGCGTACAAGCTGCTGCTGGCAAAGAGCCTTGCCGGAGCAGACAGCGCGATAGCACAGGCGCTGCAGCGCCAGACGGCTTTGACAAATGATGCGGTGGAGCAGCTGCTGGGCTGGGCGGCGGAAAAGACCGCGCCGCTGGAGGAGAGCGAAAGCCTGCGGAACATTGCCAAAGCCTACGTGAAGGCGACGCGCAGCGAGGTGGCCCATGTGCTGGGCGAGCTGGCCGCGGCGGATGTGGACGGGCGGGTGTACCCCATAAAGGACGTGTACCGGCGCACGATGGACTATGTATTCCGGCAGGTGTCCAGCGGAGCAAAGACGCCGGAGGAGGCCGTGCGGCGGGCCACGCTGCGGCTGTGGCAGCGCGGCATACGCACCATTGAACGCTCGGACGGGCGCAGCTTTGCGGTGGAGTACATGGCCCAGCGCGCCATTATGGGCAAGATGGGCGAAATGACTACGGCCATCCAGGAGCAGCACCACGACGAGGGCGGCTATGACGGCTGGGAGATAAGCGCGCACGGGGCATGCGCCCCGGACCATGAGCCCATACAGGGGCGGCAGTACAGCGACAAGGAGTATAAGACGCTGAACAGCCGCCTGCAGCGGCGCATTGGCACCCTGAGCTGCAAGCACATTGCATGGCCTATCCGGCTGGGGGTGGACAGCCCACAGTGGACGGAGGAGCAGCTGGCGGAGCTGGCGCAGGAAAATGCGCGGGGCATTGACTATGAGGGCCGCCACTACACGCAATATGAGGCCACCCAGCAGCAGAAGGCGCTGGAAAGCAGCATCCGGCAATGCAAGGACCGCATAGCCGCGGCGCAGGAGGCGGGCAAGCTGGGCAGCGGGGAACTGCGCAGCAGCCGCCTTTTACTGCGGCAGTTAAACGCGGAATATGAGCGGTTTTCGGCGGCGGCCGGGCTGCCCACCGCGCCGGAACGGGTGCGGGCGGCGGGGCTGGCCCGCGCGCTGAAGGCGGACGGGCGGCTGGAAATGCCGCAGCCCGCGGGCGGCCTGAAGCGCAGGGACGGCACGCTGGATCTTGACACCGCCCTGCGCAAGCATCTGGAATACCTGGACACATTGACGCAGGCGCCGGAGCGCGTTAAGATGTACTTAGACTACTACAACCGCTCCAACCCCACGGAATACCGTGCGGACGAGACGTTAAACAGCACGTTTGCGTATTCCGTGAAAGATGATGTCATTTTGTATAACCCCAGGGCCAAGGGCTTTGACGAGATGGATTTCGATTTTGCGGCGCTACATGAGACGGCACACCGCGCTGATTTTCTGAATATTCAGTCTTTCGAAAACAAGAGGTTTCGGGAGGCTATTGACCGTGCTGCGAAGGATGTTCAAAAAAACATATCTCTTTATAAAACGCTAGAAAGTAAGATACGGCAAGGAGCAATGAAAGATATTTTATCTGCTCTAAGTGGAGGCGAGTTGTTTGAGGATAGCGGACATACAAGGGCTTACTGGGCGGCCCGTGCAGACAACCGGGCGTTGGAGATTTTCGCAGAGCTGTTTGTGCTGGAAGCGCAGAACAGCCCGGAACTGAAAATTGTAAAAATGGCATGGCCGGAATTGTGGAAAGCGTATGAAGCCCTTTTTTGAGGAGGATGCAGGATGAAGAAACCCGATGAACAGCCCCGGAAACGTTCCGAAAACGAGGAGCCGATACTGATAGAGGAAACTTTTATGCCGCAGACATACCATGACTATCTGTGGGAGCATGGAGTTCATCAGCTGCGGACCGCATATCAGGAGAGGACTGGACGTAAGTATCCGGCCTATGACTTTTCTTCTGGAGAGAACATAGAAAAGTATGTGGAGACCCTTGAAGCAGAGTTCGCGGGCGAAAATCTGCGAGCGGTGATTGAGCAGTACACAGACCCCCGCACGATAGATGAACTGCTGGAAGAACTGCAGCGCACTCGCGCGACAGATGAAAAAAGCGAATAAACGGATGTTTTCAAAGGCATAAAAACGGGCATAAAATGCCCCTGAAACGATAACCGAAGGATCCCTTTGCGGGGGTCCTTTTGTTATGTATAAAACATTATGAGACAAGGAAAGGAGACTGACACATGGCACTTACATGGGCCAAGGAGCTTTTGGGTGATGCCTACACCGAGGAGCTGGACAAAAAGCTGGAGGCGCAGATTACCGCGGAGTATGCGCCGAAGGCGGAGCTGGAGGCGGCCGCCACAAAGGCGGCGGGGCTTGAGCAGCAGCTGGCTGACGCAAACGAGGCAATCGGCAAATTTGAGGGGCTGGATGCGGAGCAGGTAAAGGCACAGATAGCGGACTACAAGCAGCGCGCGGAGGCCGCGGAGAAGGACCGCGACGAAAAGCTGGCCGCGGCTGCCTTTGCCGCCAAAATTGAAAAGGCGCTGACGGACGCAAGAGCATACAACCCGAAGCTGGCGCAAGGCGCGCTGGACCTTGAGACGCTGCGCGCCAGCAAGAACCAGGATGCGGACATTGCGGCGGCCATTGCAGCAGCGCAGAAGAGCGACGGGTATCTGTTTGCGCCGGCACAAAGCGGCGCCGAGCCCGCGCCCGCGGCAGGCACCGGCACCGGCGCACTGCCCAGCGGCGCGAAATACAGCGCTGAAATGCTGGGCATGCGCAAGGCAGCGGGCCTGCCCGTGGAATGACGCACACACTACAACAAGAAAGGCAAGGTAAAACAATATGGCAAACAACATTGCACTGGCAAAGGCATTTGTGCCGATTTTGGACGAAGTTTACAAGCTGGCGTCACTTACCAGCAGGCTGGACGGCGCCCCGGAGCTGGCGCGCCAGGGCGCGAACGCCAATGAGCTGATTGTGCCCATGCTGAGCATGCAGGGGTTGGGCGACTACAGCCGCAACGACGGCTATGTCAAGGGCGACGTAACCATGACGAACGAGACCATCAAATGCAACTATGACCGCGGCCGCAAGTTTTATGTGGACGCGCTGGACGAGCAGGAGACTGCAAAGCTGGCTTTCAGCCGCCTTAGCGGTGAGTTTATCCGCACCAAGGTGGTGCCGGAGCTGGACGCCTTCCGCTTTGCGACCTACGCAGGCAAGAGCGGCATTTCCAAGGCTGCAGCGGCCGACTTTTCGGACGGCGCCGCAGTGCTGGCGGCACTGCGCGCGGCCGTTACAAAGATGGACGAGGATGAGGTGCCCACGGAAAACCGCCACCTGTACATTACGCCCACCCTGGACGGGATGATTGCCGACCTGGACACGACGAAGAGCCGCGAGATACTGACGCGCTTTGCAAGCAAAACGCTGGTGCCGCAGACGCGCTTTTATACGGCCATCGACATGCTGGACGGCAAAACGAGCGGCGAAGAAGCAGGCGGCTATAAAAAGGCTACTGCGGCCAAGAACATCAACTTTATGGTGATTCACCCGTCTGCGCTTATCCAGTTTCAAAAACATGTGGTGCCAAAAATCAAGGGGCCGGAGGATGATATGGACGGCGACCGCCACATGTTTGGCTACCGCACTGTGGGCATTGCGGATGTGTACGCCAACAAGCTGGCGGGCATTTACCTGCACCACGCGGCAGAAGCCGGAAGCTGACAGGAGGAAAATATGAGAACGGTTGGACTGATTTTTTATGAGGAAACGGACACCGCCCCGGCCCTTGCGGCAGGGGCCGAAGCGGCCGCCGCTGAGGCGGAGGCACGCGGCGCGGGAAAAGAGGACCCCGCCCCGGCGCAGGAGAAGGCGCCGGAGGACATGACGGTGACGGAGCTGCGCAGCTTTGCGGCGGCGCACGGCATTGACGTGACGGGCGCGGCCAAAAAGCAGGATTTACTGCTGGCCGTGCAGACGGCGCTGGAGACCGGCGAGCCGGAGGCCGCGGAAGCACCGGAGGCGTAACCGTAACACAGGAGGGAATGCGCATGGTAGCGGACAAGGAGTTTTATTATGGCACCTACCACGGCAGGCTGCCGGAGGCAGAGGTGGAGGGATGCCTGGCCCGCGCGGAGTATGTGCTGCACGGCCTGACGCTGGACCGCCTGCAGGACGGGGCCTGGGAGAAGGATGAAAAGCTGGCAAGGAGCGTGCGCATGGCGCACTGCGCGCTGGCGGACGCCCAGCACGCCCAGGACGTGGCGGTGCTGGCGGGCGGAAAGGTAACCAGCGAGAGCGTGGGAAAATGGAGCCGCAGCATACAGCAGGACGACGCGCAGACGGGCAGCTTTGAGCGCCGCTGCCTGCGCATTGCCGCGCAGTATATCCCCGTGCGCAGCGGGCTTTTGTACCGGGGGGCAAGCGGATGCTGACGCCAAACGCGAGCTGCACGCTGTACCTGCAGGCCGGGCCGGGGGCATATACGCGGGTGTATGCCCCCGCCTGCTACTGGCAGGAGGACGCGGAGGGCGTGAGCATTATCATACCCGGAGAGCTGCCGGAGCAATATAAGGGCGCAGGCCGCGAGCGGGATTATGTGGTGCGGGGCGAGCGCACGGGCGAGGTGGCGGACACAGCGGCGCTGAGGGCGCTGCTGGCGGACAAGCCCCTGACCGTGGAGGCGCTGGTGCACTGCACGTTCGGCGGGCTGCCCCACTGTGAGGTGACAGCAAAATGAGCATGCTGCAGGTGGACATCCGGCTGCCGGAGCTGCAGACGCTGGCGCGGGATTTGGGGCTGGAGCCCGGAGGGCCCGCGCAGCAGCATCTTGTGGGAAACATCGCCCGGCGCATTACCAAGTATGTGCCGAAGCGCACTTACAGCAGCGTGGAAAACGCCATTGCCCAAGGGCAGGAGCCGAAAAATGGGCGCATTGTTATCCGCGGGCCGCACATCAAGTATTTGTATTTCGGCAAGGTGATGGTGGGGCGCGCGCCGAAACGGGCCACGAACAGGGATTTGCGGTATACGACGACCTATAACCGCCTGGCCGGGCCGTACTGGGACATGCGGCTGATGGCGGCGGAAGGCGAACAGATACTTGCAGACGAAAAACGCTTTATTCTGCAGGGAGGCAGGTAAATGGCAATTTTGAACGATTTGCAGGCGCTGTTTGCGCAATGCCCGGTGCTGCAGGAGCTTGCGCCGCGCACAGACCAGATTGAGACGGACGCCGAGGGCTGCGCGATACTGCCCACGGGCAGCGCGGAGCTGGCGCGGGACATGACGGGCGCGGTGACGTGGCAGTACAATTTTGTGCTTGCGGCCACGCGCATGAGCGCGGACGATGTGCTGCGCCTGGACAACTGCAACTTTTTGGAGCGCCTGCAGGACTGGGTGCAGGAGCAGAACCGGAAGGGCGTGCCGCTGACGGACGCGGTGTTTCTGCGCATTACGGCCAGCGACGGGGGCCTTACGGAATGGGACGAAAACTATCAATACGGCGTCTACAAAATACAGGGCGCCTTAATTTACGAAAAGGAGTGACGACGATGCCGGGAACCTATTTGACGCCGCGCGCGTATAACCGCCGCTGGTGGATAGATGTAAGCACAAACGGAACGCCGGAGTGGGCGGAAATTGCCAAGGGGATTTCCTCCCGCGGGAACAGCATCAGCGAGCAGAGCCAGGACTACTACGACATGGCCGGGCGCGGGGTGGCTGAAAGCGAAGTGACGGGCATTACTGTGTCGAGGACATGGAGCGGCTGGCGCGTGCTGGGTGACAAGGCGCAGGATGCCATTATGGACAAGCTGTACAGCCTGGACGGGCGCAGGGTGAAGTTTCTGGAGTGCTACGACAACATGGGGGCGGAGGCCGTCAACGGGCACCAGGGCGTTGCCGTGCTGAGCATTACGGACGACGGCAGCGGCGACGCCAATAACCGCGAGAACATTGGGTTTGGCCTGAAAATAGAGGGTACGCCGGAAGCGGGCGTAGTGACGATTGCCGAGGGAGGCACGCCTACGTTTACCCCGGCTGCAGCAAAGGCGGGCGCGAAATGAGCGCGGGGTTTGAGTTTCGCCGAAAGCGCGAGGTAGTGATATGCGGCAAGGCGTACCCGTGTGACTTTTCCGACAGCAGGATGCTGGAAGGCGTCACACGGGATTTCCCGCGCATTTTGCGGGCGGCGGAGGAGCTGAGCCGCGTATACCAGCAGGCGACGACCGCCGCCGTGCAGCAGGACGGCGCGGCGGAGCAGGAGCGCCCGAAGGTGGAGGACGTGCTGGCTGCCAACGACAAGCTGGTGCGCGTATGCCGCACCTTTATTGAGGGCACCATCGGGCCGGAGGAATACCGGGAGATTTTTGCGGGGCGGCCTGAAAACAGCGGGGAGCACATTGACCTGTGCGCGTACATTTACGGCGAGATACTGGCGGGCCGAAATGAAATGCTGCAGCAGTACATAGCGCCGGAGGCAAAGGAGGCAATGACGCATGACGGACAAGCAGGAGACGGTGGGCCTGCTGCCGATGCTGCAGCTGCCGGAGACGATACAGGGCCGGAGAGTGCCGACGGACTGGCTGTGGTGGCTGAAAAACGTGGGCTATGTGCTAGACTCGCCGCTGCTTTGGGCCGAAAAGCATGATATCCTGCTGCTAAATGTATTCGGCGGCGTGATGCCGGAGCGTGAGGACGAGCACCTGCAGGGGGTGCTCGATTTTTATTTCTGCGGGCAGCTGACGGAGGACGCGGAACCGGCGCCGGAGCGGCTGCTGGACTGGAAAAAGGATGCGCTGCGCATTTGGGGCGACTTTCGCGTATATGCGGGAATTGACCTGAAAACAGCGCGGATGCACTGGTGGGAGTTTCGGGCGATATTTGACAGCCTGCCACCTGACAGCCAGATTATGACGGCCATGCGCTACCGTAGCATTGATTTGGGCACGATACCCGACGCAAAGGAGCGCGCCCGGTATGCTCGCTTAAAGCGTGCCGTGGCACTGGAGCGCGTGGACTACGAGGCGGAATACGATGCAGCCATGGACAGGAGGGATATGCGTGGGGGCCACATTAACGGGTGACGGCATTGTTATTGGCGCAAGCATTGATATTGGGCGCATCCAGCAGGCGATAAGCAAGATGCAGAGCCTGATGGAAGGCTTTGCCGCCAGCACAGGTACCGCTGTGCAAAAGGCTGATAAAGAGCTGGAAAAGGCCCGTAAAAACGCTGAAAAATGGAAAATAGAGCCCACCACCGAGGGCATTGAGGCGGCCGCGCGGGAGTTGGACCGCCTGAATGCGACTATTGTAAACCAGCAGGCAGAGCTTGCAAACTGCGAGCGCGAGCATGCGCGCGTGCAGGAGCGGTACGGTGAGACCAGTAGCCAGGCGCTGCGCCTTGAAAAGCGGATGCTGAGCCTTGAGGCGTCGATTGAGAAAAACGTAAAGAAATCGGACGATTTTGCGGCTGCCTTATCAGATGCGGAAAAGGTGATGGACCAAGCCACGGAGAGTGCGGAGAAAGCCGGGAAAGCCTCAAAGCAGGCCGGAAACGGCATGGAGGACGGCGGCAGAGGCGCGAAAACCTTTGATGTGGCGCTGGGCACCCTGATAGGCAACGGGCTGAGCGCCGTAATTGGGAAATGCACGGAACTGCTGGGGCAGACCAAGGAGCTGCGGCGCGATTTATCTTTTCTGGAGCAAAACGCAAAGGACGCCGGTATTGGCATGGAGTATATGCACGAAAAGGCCGGAGAACTGTATGCCATTACGGGCGACACAAACGAGGTGGTGGAGGCGCTTTCCAACGTGCTGGCGGCGGGTTTTAAGGATGCCGAAACGGCGGCGGATGCCATTGACCTGCTGGCAGGTGCGGTGGTGAAATTCCCGGAAACGATAAAAATAGAAAGCCTGGCGGACAGCCTGCAGGAGACCATTGCCACGGGCGAGGCAACAGGCCAGTATGCGGAGCTGCTGGGACGCCTAGGCGTCAATGTGGACGCCCTGAACGAGAAGCTGAGCCGCACCAGCAGCGAGGGGCGGCGCCAGCAAATTGTGTTGGAAGAACTGCGCAAGAATGGTTTGGACGAACTATGGGCCAGCTATAAAGAGGGAAATGCCGGTATGATGGAGGCGGAAGCCGCGAACTATGAGCTGCAGGTGTCTTACACAGAACTGGCAAAAAGCATTGAGCCGCTTGAAACCAAAATAAAAACCACACTGATGCAGGTGCTGGTGGACCACCAGGACCAGATACTTGCCATTGTGGACGCGGCAGGCCAGATACTGGCTGTAGGCGCAGACGTGATAGGCTTTTTGTCAGAACTCAACCCGGTGGTGGTGCTGGTTACTGGGGGACTGGCGCTGGTGGCGGTGAAGGCGGCGGGCACGGCTGTGGGCATGCGCGTTGTGGCGGCAGGCACGGCCTCCGCGACAAAGGCGCTGGCAGCGGCCGGGCCAACGGCGGCTGCTGCGGGCTCTCAGTTTTTAATGCTAGCGACAGACCTGCTGATTGTGGGCGCGGCGGTGTTTCTGGTGACGGCAGGCATTGCCATGCTGGTGAGTGCCTTGCGCGGAGTGCCGATTGTCAATATCCAGACACAGCAGGTGCCAAGCGTGAGCGACCTGCAGGCACAGGTGGGCACGGGCTATGCCAGAGGCACCCGCTCAGCCGCGCCGGGCTGGCGCTGGGTGGGTGAAAACGGGCCGGAACTGATGCGATTTTCCGGCGGCGAAACGGTATATACTGCGGAGCAATCGCACGCTATGCTGGCGGCAAGCCGCGGGACGGGGACCTATGTAGATAACAGGCAGATTGTGCTGGATGTATCCAACATTGAGACCTTTAACCAAATTATACGCCGGATGGAGGGGGAAAAGCGAACCATCCGGCAGGGCTATGTGAGAGGGATGTGAACAATGGGCCATTATACTGTATACTGCGACGATAGTCAGAATTTCAAAAATATTTCCGGCGGCGTGGGCGAACTGCGTATTGATGACCCACATGGAGTTGGAATGGTAGACGTCGGCACGCTGTACTTTAATGCTGCAACAGTGCCCGAAGGAGAAGTTTTTGATTATAACGAAAAAATTGCAGTATATTGCCATCCGGCCTTTCCACTTAGTCTCATTATGGGCCAGATAGCTGGGCCAAGCTGGAACGGCCCCGAATGGAAGATAAGTGAGGATGGTGTGTCACTACGGAATGGGCGGTGGGAGGCACGCATCAGTGTCACAACCGCAGGAGACCCCGGTGTAGCGCGGTTTTGGCTGAACGGCTCGGACCATGTACCCTATGCCGTGTTGCAGACGCATGAGGGCATCATAACCTCGCGCAATTACAGCCCGGCAAACACCACGATACGCAAGGGCTTTTATCACCGCTTTTCGTGGGGGACGACCGCGGAAACACCCATCAACGGCACCTTGCAGATAAGCTATACGGAGTTTCAGTGGCGTGCAAATGGGGAAAGCGAATGGCATACAATCCGCGTGGACGGCAGCCGCAAGTATGTGGACTTTGACACGGGTTTAGTGCCGAACGCGGAAAGCCCCGGCATGGAGTGGCAGGCTGTGGTGCATGCGTCCAGCGGCGCGACGGGCACGGGCGGCTATACCTCCGTGAGCTTCCAGAGTACGGCAGTACGCCTGACCGACCTGCAGCCTTCCAGCCGGGCCACCACCTACAAGGGCTTTCCGGTAAACTTTTCGTGGGAACTGAGCTACTCGAAGCCGGATGATTTATCCGGCAGCCTGCGGCAGACAGCGGCAAAGCTACGCTGGCGGAAGAGCGGCACGCAGGAGCACACGGAATACACCATTGACGGCGCCACGCAAGCCTATACCATCCCAGCGGGCGTGCTGCCTGCCGGGGAAATTGACTGGCAGGTGGAGGTATCGGATACCAGCGGCGGCACGACCACCAGCAGCTGGACAACCTTTGGAAATGAGGAACTGCCGGTTACACCGGCAGACCTTTACCCCGCCGAAGGCGCGCGCGTGCTGAAGCATGAAATCAACCGCTTTGGCTGGAGCCTGCAGAGCGAGGGCGCCGAGGATGCGCCCGGCGAAATTGTGCAGACATCGGCTGTAATAAGTTGGCGTACACAGGGGCAAGAGGACGTTCAGAGCGTTACGATAAATGGCGCGCAGAATTATTACGATTTTCCTGCGAACACCTTTACGGCCGACGACATTGAGTGGCAGGTGGCAGTGACGGCTAACACTGGCACGACAGGCACCAGCGAATGGGTACACGTCAACACTCAGGATGCGCTGAGCACGCCGGTGTGCGTTTCCCCAGTGGGCGTTGTTGTGGAGGACACTGGGGGAATTACCTTTGTCTGGCGCCACGAGATTGCCACCGGCACGGTGCAGACGGCCTATGAGCTGCAGACCAGTGACAATATGGGCGGCCACTACACCACTTTGAGCACAGCGGAGGGCGCGGCGTCCAGCTTTGCAACGCCAGCCGGGCAGTTTGCGCAGGGCACGCTTATGTGGCGCGTGCGCACCAAAAACGGAGACGGCGTGTGGGGTTCTTACAGTGCGGCGGCGACTATCATTATCCGCCGTGCACCTGCCACGCCGGTAATTGTGTATACGGACACCAAGCCGCGCCCCACGATACGCTGGCAATCGACAGACCAGCAGGGGGTGCGCATACAGATTGGGGAGTATGACACAGGCTGGATGCACAGCACCGGCAAGGAGTACCGCATGCCGCATATTCTGCCGGACGGAACCTACCCCGTGCGGCTGACAATCAAGACGATTTTTGGCGTTGAGAGCGCGGCGGCCATGGCCAGCGTCACGGTGAAAAATGTGCCGGGGCCTGCCATTGACGCGAACTTCCGCGCTGCGGACAACTGCATAAGCGTGGAGTGGCAGACAGATGATGCCTATACTGCATATTACGTTCTGCGGGGCGGTATGCCAATCGCCCGCGTGGAGGGCAGCGCATACACAGACCGCATAAGCAACGGCCAGCAGGAGTATGTAGTGCGCGGCATAACGGCTGACGGCTATTACGGCGACAGCGCGCCGGTATACGCTTACCTTGCCGTTGACAATGCGGTGCTGGGGCCTGTGGAGGACGGCGGGGCATGGCTGCCACTGCGCCTGCGGCGCGGCGAAAGGCCCACACACCAGGGCAGCTACAGCGTGCAGATGGATTATGTGCACTACTATGGGCGCCAAAAGCCGGTAGCATACACAAACCACATGGCAGAGGGCAGCCATGATTTTGCCTTTACTGTGCGCGGCCGGGAGCCGGTGCAGACGGTGCGCAGCCTGCTGGGGCAAATTGTAGTGTATAAGGACTGCTGGGGCGATGTGGTGATTGGGGCGCTGGGCAGTGCGCAAGTGGCCCATGGGCGGGCATCAGACGTGGAATTTACCATCGTGGAGACGGATTACCGCCAGGAGGTGGCGTACATTGACGGATAATGTGGCCGTGGAATATGTGGTGCTGCGGGATAACGTGGAGTTTTCCCGCCTTACCGCCTACCGGGGCGGCGGCGCAGAAATTAGCGTAACCTCGGACGCGCAGATAAAGTGGACGCTATCAGGCAAATTTGAGGTACCGGACGAAATCAATTATCTTACGGACCAAATTCAGCCGGTAATTACAATCGGCGGCCAGCCCTGGCCGCTGGGTAAGTATGTATTGACTGATGCCGGCATGGATAACGACGGGATGCGGCCGGTGGTGAGCCTCACCGCCTACGACCTCACCTACCTGGCTTTTTCCTCAAAAATAGAGGAGCGATTACATTTGGCGAAGGGCACGCTGTACACCGCGGCTATTCAGGCGCTGCTGGTAGAATCCGGCATTATGGATTTTATAGTGGAGGCCAACACCGCCACCCTGCAGGCCGACCGGGAGGACTGGGAGCCGGGCACAGACCGGCTTACCATCATCAATGCCCTAGCCGCGGAAATCAATTACAACAGTATTTGGATGGACAGCCGCGGGACCGTGCATTGCAGCGCGTTCCAGCAGCCATCTGCAGAGGCTATTTCGGTGACGTATCGGGACGACGAATACTCTATTCAATACCCGGAATGGGGCCAGACGATTGACATGTTTAACCATCCGAACGTCTTTATCGTAGAGGTGGATAACCCTGACCTGGAAACGGCCCTGCGGGCAGTAGCCATAAATGACAGACCAGACAGCCCGTTTTCTGTGGGCAACCTGGGCCGCAGAGTTGTGAGCTATGAAAAGCTGGATAACATTGCATCGCAGAGCGAGCTGCAGGCGTATGCGGACAACAAGCGTTTTCGCAGCATGCAGACCACAGAGGTGCGCACCTTTTATACGGGACCAAGTGGACGCCATGCCGTGTATGATGTGGTGGAGCTGATACGCGATGGCGAAAGCACGCTATATGAGGAGACGGGCTGGAAGCTCGCTCTGGAGGCGCCTTACAAAATGACGCATACGGGCAAAAGGGTGGTGTATCTGTGATACTGGAGACGTACCAAGAGCAGCAGGCCGTTGTGCCGCAGGAGCCAACAGGGCAATCTTTTGCGACCGTGGGAACCGTATATGAGGACGGCATTACTCTGATTTTTAACGGGGCGGAAGCCGAGAGCCTAAAACACTATAAGTGCAATGCCTGTGTGCGGTTTGAGGCCGGGCAGCGTGTGCGCATCATTGAGGACAGCGGCACCTATGTAGTGGAGTACCCGGTGGGGGCGCCTGCTCAAAGCGTCTATGCCGACAATGCAGGCCGTGCGGCGTATGCCACTGAGGCGGGATATGCGACGACTGCGGGCAAGGCGGCAACTGCCTCAAAGGCGGATATCGCTACCAGCGCAGGCTCGGCTGATACGGCCAAGAGCGCGGAAAGCGCAGAAACCGCAAAAACTGCGGAAAGCGCCAAAACCGCCGAACAGGCGCAGACCGCCGAAAGTGCGGGCAATGCATCTAATGCAGATAACGCCAAGGTGGCCGAGCGCGCTCTATATGTGGATAACAAGGCTACCGGCATCGCAGACATAGAATTTCGCTACAACAAAATGGGCGAGATTTGCGTGCGCACGACAAAGGACTCCCAGTGGACAAAGCTCACAGGCACGATAGTTAATAACTGATAATGAGGAGGACGCTATGGCAATCAGGATACCTTTTGCGGGTAAATATGTGTATTTCGGCCCGGAAACCGGGCTGCACACACAGGGCGAGGCGCGGGCCGAAACCTACGACCTGACGGGACCGCGGTATTATGACGGGCATGACCTGTCTGCCCTTACCTGGTATGTGCGCGCGACACACCCGGACTACCACACCATTATCAACAAGCAGCTCAGCGTTACGATTGCGCCAGACGACGAGGAGGCAGTGGTTATCAGCTGGCCGGTGGATGCGGATTTTATGGCCTGCT